CTAAGTAACGCTTTGATTTAAGTGGTTTTCTTACCTCAGGTAATTCCTCAATATGATGTGTTTGAACAGAGTATCCAACACCACAACCAGAGAGAAGAAGAAACATTATCTCGCTGAAGGCAGCGATGTCATCAATAGGCAAATAAGAACAATTAAATATACGAGCATTATTAATATCAACGGGCTTACCTGCAAATTGCATAGAGCGCATTGAGGGAAGTACTTTTTTATCATAAACAAATTTATAAGCTTCTTTAATTTCATTTTTTAATTTAGGAAATTTTTTAATATGCATTTCCTTGTTTCTGTCTACTAATTCTTTCCATGTTTCTCTTCTGTTTAATTCAGGTCTGAATTTAGCGTACTTCATGTAAATTGTTAGGTCACTAAGAATTTCCTGCGTTATGTTCATTTTGATATGAAAATTTAATTTGATTTATGTATTAAAATTAAAGTAATTTCTGTATAGCACTTGTATATACAGATTTAGGATTTGCCCCTTTAATAGTATCAATTATTATACCATTTTTTTCAATAACAACAAGAGGAACTCCTGTCACAGAATACGCTTGAACAAGCTCAGGATGTTTATCTATGTCTATATCTATATAATTAACTCCAGATATTTCTCTTTTAATTTCATCAAAAAGGGGGGATAATATCCTGCACGGGCCACACCACGCAGCCGAAAATTTAAGAACCTTTACCATGTAATCTATAATTTGTGAATATAAATATAATATATACTATACTTCCATTTTAAGTTTTAAAAAATTACTTAAATGCTTTTTCTCATCTGTGCTTATCATTCCATCAACAAAAGGAGTTGGAGGTTTAGATGATGGATTATCTATTTCTTCTTCATCCATTGGAAATTTATTTAATTCTATGTGCCCTGTAGCTGTATTAATTTGAGCAAAGTATGTTAATCCATCCATACCATAACGATTTTTCATAATATGGAAACGGCCAGTACCATTTACTTTATCTTGACGTTTTCTTGATAATGACATCGCAAAATCGCTAATCATAATTTTATCATATGAACCCGCTGCTTTATCACCTTCAATAACATCATCTTTAGCACCAGCACGATTAACTTGAGATACTGACCAAACAGGTAAATTTAACTCACGGGCTAATCCTTTTGTAGCTAAGTATATATCATCAATCTCTTCTTTTCTTTCTTTGCTATTACGTTTAGCACGAAGTAAATCTACATAATCGATAATAACTAAATCTGGTTTGTTATCAAGATCAGTTAATTTTTGAATATGTGATTGAATTGTTGTTATCGTTGCTTTTCCTGGGGGGTATTCTTTAATTGTAAGGGTACCAGGTAGTTCTTTTACTATTTTTTCAACTTCTGCTCTAAAACTTCCAATTACATTAACAGCATGATTTGCAAAATGGGCATCATAACGTAGACCAACATACCCTTCAGGTAATTCAAGTGTATAATGAACTACATTAAATCCTAATTTTACCGCCCAAGCACCTAATGCTACTAATGTCCAAGATTTACCTCCACCTGGATTACCGAATATCAAGCCAAAGTCACCACCACCTAATCCACCACAGAGCAATTCATTAATTAATTCCCATGGAGTTGGGATTATTTCACGTACTTCCTCTCTGTAACGGGTTTCAATGTCTTTATTATATTCGTGTCCTATATTTTTATCTTGACCTGCCTTTAGAGCATTATCAACAATGGTTCTAATATCATCATACATTCCTGATTGTAATAAATCTACGGATTGTAATAATGCATTTTTTAATTGTTGGTTTTTACAAAAGCTACTAAATTCTTCTTCCACATATACATTATCATCATTTGCTGTTTTAAATACTTCTTTTAATTGCTCAATAACTGATGTTTTGAGAATATCATTTTCTATTTTCTTTATTTCTACTTGAAGGGTTTCTAATGTTGGAGTAGTATGGTACTTATCAAAATAAGCCATTGTTGTTTTTATTATCCATTGGTGTGCTTGGTTATCAAAATAATCAGGTGTAATTGTGTCCCTGATTGTAAGGATAAACTTTTTATTTTTAAGTAATGAATTTAACACCTTGATTTGAAAACCAAGTCCATACTGCGATAACTTATTAAATGCAACCATCTTTTTTTATTTATATAATGTAAGATACGAAAAAGTATTTGATAACCAAAATTCTACATTAGGAATTGAGTTACCTAAGAAATCTTCGTTATACATTCTTAGAAAATTAGTTTTATTATATTTAAAAGGGAAAGCAGTGATTAATTCATCTAATTCAACTACTGCCTCTTCACTTAATATTGGGTTAGACAAATCCATAAGTTGTCTATTGATATTAAGTTGATGTTTAAAATTAATTATATTGCCATATAAGGCATGTTCATCAATTTTTTGTTCAGCGGTTTCCATTATATAATCAAATGAATATTTTTCATCATTTGTAAATTCAGGAAATAATTTAAGTAATTTTTTTTCACCAATTCCTTTTACACCGGGCAAATTATCAGAGTCATCCCCAGTTAATATTTTATAATTTAAGAAATTAGCAGATGATATTTTATATTCTTCCGATACTAAAGCAGGAGTGTAAAATTTCTTTTTAATTGGTGAGTAAACGGATACTTTAGGGCTTACTAATTGTAAAAAATCTTTATCAGCAGACATAATTACTACTTCACCAGGCAAATTAGTAGCTAAATAACCCATAACATCATCAGCTTCTATTTTATCAATAGCAATTAAATTAACAGGTAATTGTTGTAAGTAATCAATTAATCTAACTACTTGATTTTCTATTGATTCAGATTCTTCTTCTTTATTATTAAATGTTTCCCAGTGAGTAACTTTAATTAGTTTTCTATTTGATTTATATTCTGGGTATAGATATTTTTTATTTGTTGTGCTTCCTGCTCCTTCAAAACATAAAATAACCCTTGTGGGTTTAATATGATTAATAGCAAAACCTATTGATTTTAAGAAACCAGTAAGTCCTCCAATATGATGCCCTTGATAATTCAAGTGCTGTATCATAGTAAAACACCTTAAAAAGGTGTTCATAGCATCTATTAAGAGCACCTTGCTATTTAAATGCAAGGGCTCCTGTTTAGATTCTTTTATGTCGTCAAGTAATGATTTAAAAAATTCTTTATTGCCCATTTGTGTTTAGTTCAGGTTCATTGTCAAAAATGTCTCTGATATCTTCTCCCATTTCATTTTCTTCTATAATATCAAAGTCTTTAGTTCCAAGAACTTGAAGCCATTCAGCCGAGTGAGCTTTTTTGTATTCATCAACTGCTTTTTTATCATCTTCGATGAATCCATGAACTGTCATAATAACAGATCCTCTACTGGTTACTCCAGTAATGTGGTTTTTATCGCAACTAATTTTTGTTCGTTTAGCAAATTCAACATCTTTACCATTTTTAGTTGCTTTAATTTTATTAGTACCACTATTAGTAACATTACCAAAAGTAATAACTAACGAAGAATCAAAGAACATAGTGTCACCACCCTTATTTTTCATTTTAGGTTGTTCCATTGGTGTCATTGGTTTTGCTACCCATATTTTATTAACAGCAACTAATGAGTTAGTATAAGGCATATTTTCCTTTCTTGATAACACAATTTGCTGATCGATAAAATTACCAAATTGTTGAGACATAGCCCCTGCATTCCATTCATTGTTGTTTTTATTTGATTCAATAGATAAACGACAAGGAATACTACCTACTGAGTCCCAAAAGAAACATAAATTATAAGGCAAATTACCTGTTTTTTGTTCATGAAGTAAATCAGCAATAAACGCTGCTACATCTTCAATTGTATTTAAACTACCTCTATCGGTATAGATAAAGAAACCTTTATAATCAATTACTTCACCTGTAGATTCATCTACAACTTCCTGCACTTCAAATCCCATTTGTTTAGCATGTTCCCAAGACCATTTCATCTCAGTTACAATAAAAACGGGCAATATGCCCATTTTTTGTGCTACAACAGCTGCTTCTAACATTGCTGTTGTTTTACCTGTATCCGAATGACCACGTAATAATGTTACGTGACCAATCGGAATCCCGGGTATAGACAATGTATCTTGAAAAGCACGGGATAATGGTATCCATGTTTGAGGTTTAAACTTAACAGGTTGAGCTAAGTATTTACTCTGTTTAAATTTTTCTAAATCAAACGTGCCCTTAAGTTTGCTTGATATTACTGAGCTAATATCTTCTGCTTTTTTAGATTTTGTCATGTGTTATTATTCCTCTTTAAATAAATCGTCAAATTCTTCTTCATCGAAATCTTTTTTCTTCTTAACGTTTAATTGTAAACCCGTTGTTTGTTTAGAAGGTGATGATACTACTGTTTCTTCTTCATCACTATCTTCACTATCCTCAGGGTTTAACCATTCCTGAAGTGATTTTTTCATTTCGTCAAATTCGAACCTTTTAAATAAAGACATAACATCAGGTTGTTCAGCTAACCAAGTTTTAATTTGTTTGTTATCATCACTTAATGCTGATGTTTTGGTACGCACACGAATAGATGATTTGTTGAATTTATTACCTGTTACTTCAGGGCCAACTGTATCAACGATAAAGTCACGACCATCCATAACATCAGTATAATCTCCAATATCTTCATCTTCGGCCATACTTAATAACTCAAGATACATTTCTTTACCAAATTCCCAAAGGCGAACACCTTTATCTTCTTCACCACGCACGACGACAGGTGCAAAGATACGGAGTTTTGGTTCGATTTTCTTGGCTAATGACCAATTTGCCTTATCACTTGTTTTACGCAGTTGAGCTGCAAATTCAACGATAGGGTCTTTTTCGCCAAAGTTAGTCAAAGCAATCATCATTCTATTTCCGATGTTGTAGTGAATATACACTTCACGGAAAGGATTTGCTTTATCAAACTTAGACGGCACGATACGGATAGTAGCTTTACCTACAACCGGACGCCAGAAATTTTTAGCACGCTCTTCTTTATTATTAGAGCCGCTTTTCGTCTTCTGAAGCGAATTGAGACGCGATTTGATTTGTTTTAAATCCATATAACTTGTTTTTTGTTTTTGTAAATATAATATAAAAATCTTAGATAACCAAATTTTTCTTATCTATTGTCTATATAAACTAATACTTGACAATAATATTCAATGAAGTGTTCATTCCATAAATCCCATTTAATATCAAAATCATCAAGGGAAAATATCTGGTGGTTTGGAAATTCTTTTAAATATAAATCTCTAAATGTTCTAAAATTTTCCTTTTCTTCAGGAGTACATAAATGCCATTCACCTACTATTTTTTTTACGTTTTGTTTAATCCAGGGAAGATTATCTTGATTAAACATGGCATATTCACCCCCCTCACAATCTGTTTTAATAAAATCAATTTGATTGATGTTGTATTCTTCTAAAAACTTATTAAATGTAGTACATAATGCTATATTAGAATCATCTTCTTTTATTCCAAACAAATTTATTTGAGTTAATCCTTCTTTATTAAATATTGCTTTTTTGATAATAGTAACAGGACCATTTTTAGTATTATTTGCTAAAGTATCCCATTCAACAGGACTAGGTTCAAAACAATAAACATGTTTTGGTTTTTTATCCAAAATAGAATAGGTAAAAGGGCCAATACTTGCCCCAAAATCAACCACAATATCTCCTTCTTCAACTTCAAAAAATTTTTCATACATTTTATCTTGAAAAATTTCTCGCGTAATAGAATCTTTATGCCATTGCGAATAGTTTTTTGTAATAATACCATTTGATAAAGTACGATTACTGGGTTTATTCATCCATCCCCAATCAAATGAAGATAAATCTAACATAACTTTTATTTTATCTTTATAGATTAATTATTTGGTGGATTTTAGTATCTAATTTTTTAAAATCATCACCGCGGGTAAGTAATATGCAGTTTTTATAATCATTCCAATTAACCATATAATTGTTATCCATGATTCCTCCATTTAATGATTTAATCAAGGCATTCAATGCATTAATAGTATATAATGTATTACTTTCTTTTTTTCTATGTAATAATATAGTACCAGGCAGAATATCGTTTGTAACATTAAACGAATCTACATTATACGTACACACATATTCCTCCGTTGATGGAACGTGAAGCACAAAGATTTTATTAAATAAAATTTGATACTTACGTTTTATATCATCTAAAACAGAAGAGAGATTTTCTTTTGTAGTAAAAGTACAAAATAACTTGTTTGCCAAATCTTCAAAATTTAGTCTACTATCCATAAATATTGCAATTAGTTTAAAACCCCATAATTATCCCCTGTTTTCATCTTAGTAGGGAATCCAAGATTTTCAAGTATGTTTTTAATATCTGTTAATAATTTTTTTCCATCTTTACGAGATACATCTAATAAAAATGAATCATAAGTATATAATACTACTTTTGTTTGTTTATCTTTTAAATATTCAAATACCAGTTTTAATGTTTTAACATTATAATATGTTTCATATGATTGAATAATATAACTGAGTAGTTTATTTTTAGTAGGGTTCTCAATTTGCGAAGCAGGAAGTTTAGTCATTATTAAATCTAAGACTCCATCATTTACAAAGTTATTCCATTTAACATCTAAGTATTCATTTAATTTAGCAAAGAATGGTTCGTGGATATGTTCTTTTCTAATTCCACCATATAAATTTTGAAACATTACCTCTTTAGGTATTTCATCATATGGGTTAGTTTTCCACTCATACCCAATAATTTTTGCGATTATACGTGGATGATATGCGCTATAATCGAATTCAACTAAATAATCATTTGTTGGTGTGAATGTTTCGCGTGCGCCGTTATCCTTGTTTAAAGCGCTGAAATTAATATTATTAAACGCATTAGTTGGGCGGGTGGTGTGATTGTATAAATTAAAATATCCATATATATGATTAGCTGAGATTGAATAGTTTATCCAATTAAATTCAAAATGTTTTTTAAGTAATTTATCATCAAACCCAATACCTTG